AGCCGAACTGGCTTCTCCGATTTCTTTTCCGACGCCAGCTGGAGTTCCGGGGGGGATGTTGACGGTCTGATTGACCGTGACGTCACCGCCGCGCTTGCTCGAACCTGGCCGAATTCTATCAAGACCGGAGAGTCCACCCTGAGATTTCTCCGACCTCTTTAGCCAAGACGGCTCCTCGAAGGTTTTTTTCTTAAGCCAAGATGGCTCCTCCGCTTTCGGGTTGGTAAACGCGTCGATCTTGGCGTCCCGAGCTGCCTTCTCCTGATTGATGAACGCTTGCAGCGGCGCCTTGGCGCCGAAGTTCGACACCACATTGCCCCTCACCATGAGGCTTGAATCGTGGGCACTCCCCGAGAGCAGAAACCTGACAGGCTCCGGAAGGGCGTTGTACACCGCCGCGACCTTGTCGAACATGCCGTCCCACATCTCGTTCCACCACTCCGAAACCGGCTTCCAGGCCTCGTAGAGTTGATATGCGCAATAGGCGAGCCCACCTATTGCGGCAACAACAAGCGCGGTTGAAACGTTCAGCGCCATCCATGCCCACACCGCTTTCCACGTCGCTGCGTTCAAAAGTAGCATCGCGCCTTGAGTGGCCAGAATCGCGAGCTTCGCTCCGTTGAACATAAGGCCGGCCACGGCTAGGGCGAGCGCCAGGGATGTCACAGCGGCAGCACCGAACACGAGGGCCTCGGTGAGCTGCGGATGCAGCTGCAACCACTCGGTCACCTTGTTGATGATCGGAACCGTCACGGCGACAAACCCCTTCAAGGCCGGCATGAGGGTGTAGCCGACTTGGATTCCAAGATCCTCCACTGTTCCGCGTAAGTTGTCCCATTGCCCTTTCAGCGTCGCATTCTGCTTGGCGGCGATCTCGGCGGCGGTTCCGCTCTTTGCCACCATCGCCGTGAATTTCTGTAGATTTCCCGACCCCGCCTCTCCAACGAGCACCGTCGCGGCGGTTGCCGCCTCCAGACCGAAGATCGCTTTCATCATTCCGGCCTTGGTGCCAGTTCCTAGGCCCTGCATCTTCACGCTCAGCTCGGTCAGGATGTCGGCGAGTGGACGCAGATTGTGGTGCGCGTCCATCGTCTTCACTTTGAGGATATCGAGCGCTTTCTGACCCTTTTTTAATGGAGCTGATAGGCGCAGGAACATCGCGCGCATTGAGGTGCCGGCCTGCTCGCCCTTGATGCCAGCGCTTCCCAGGAGGCCGGCTGCCGCTGCGGTTGTTTGGAGGGACACGCCTAGAGATTTCGCAATTGGAGCTACGTACTTGAGCGTTTCGCCGAGGGTGCTCAGGGTCGTGCTCGAATTCGTGAACGTGTTGGTCAGCACGTCGCCAAGGTGGACCGTTTGCCCGGCCTCCATGCCGAACCCGCGTAGAATGTTTGCCGTTAGCTGGGCCGCCTCTCCCAGGTCGACTGCGCCAGCGCTCGCAATGTCGAGCATGCCCGGCATGGCCGCGAGGATCTCGTTGGTCTTGAACCCGTGCTGAGCGAGGTACTGCATGCCCGTCGCGGCCTCGACGGCGGTGTAGCGGTAGTCGCGCCCGAGTTGGCGAGCCGTGTTTGACAGCGCCTCCAGTTCTGGGGCTGACGCCTTGGCGAGCGCTCCGGCCCTTACGATCGAATCTTCGAAGTCGGCGGTCAGCTTGACGGCGATGGCGAATGGCGACGCTGCTGCTACTACGCCCAGTACGTTACCCACGCCCGCGCTGACCTTGCCTCGCGCGTCCTGGTACTTCTCTTTGTTCGCTGCCCGCGCGCCTTGGTTCTCGCGCATGCGCTTCTGCGCTGCCTGTGCCTTCGCGATTTGCGCTGCCAGCTTGGCCTGATCTGCTCCGAGCGTGCGCGCGCTGATCCCAGCCGCGGCCATGGCCGCGTTCACGCTCCTAAGCTCGGCACCCTCGGCGCGGAACTGCGCACGCAGCGCCGCCACCTTCGACGTGGCCGCCTCGAACTTGCTGGCCATCTCTGCGGTGGTCTGAGCGGAGGCGGGACCCAGGTGTTTGAGTGCGGCCTCGGCCTGGCGTAACTTCAGTTGGGTCTGGTCAATCTCGTTGTGGAGCGAGCGGAAGCGGTTCGAGGTCCCCTGCGCCTTTTCCAGGGAAGAGATTTGCCGGCCGATCTTGTCGAGCTGGCCGGCAGCCGTGGTCATGGACTTCCCAAGCGACGCCTGAAGCTTTCCACCAATCTGGAAGGCTATGTCGTACGTCTTGCTTGCCACGGGCTCAGTCCTTCTTCTGTTGCGCTTGAACCTCTACGACTACGTCTATCCAGCGATTGATCTGGCGAATCGGCATCGCCATCCACGTCGAGACGGGCGTGAAAGTGTCGGCCGTGGAGAGCTTGTACGCGGTCTTCATCAGGGCTCGAATCGGGCTGGCCCGCCGCTGAGGTGGAGCGCCGGGCCCGCGGGAACCCGTCAGCCCATCAAAAAACCCTGGACGGCCAGGGTGACCTTCGTCGCGTCGGAGGCCTTCAGCTTGCCGATGAATTCCACCGGGACCTTAGCCGCCTTCGCCGCGACGTACATCATGAACCGCTTGCTGGTGTCGACCATGACGGGGACCACGCCGGCAAGCTGCATTTCCGCTTCCGCCGAGGCCAGGTCATCGCCCGTGAGGCTGTCGAGGTCGAGCACCAGTTCGGTGCGCTCGGTGTCTTCCCACTTCACGGGCACGCTCAGTTTGATGGTTTGGTTCGCCATGGTCAGATCCCCAGATCCGCTCGCACGCCTTCGAGGACGTCGACCCCATCGAAACGCGCGATGCTGTTGTACTTGTCGATCTCCACCCGCTCTTTGCCGGAGATGTAGAGCTTGAGGTACACGACCTCGAACTCGTCGGCGGTCTCGGTGGGGCTTCCCACCTTGAACTTCCCCAGCTCGACGCTCTTGGGGATCGCCTTGATGGTCACCCGCACCGGGACCGTCGTGTAGGTGCCGGCGTCGTAGACCTGCTGCGAGCCGCGGAAGTCGAGCAAGTGGGCCTTGGGTGTGGCGAGCGTGCCGGCGTCGGCGTTGATGGTGCGGAAGTTGATCGTCGCCGTCATCGAGCTGTAGTGGCCGATGACGGGACTCTCCACCTCGCCCGCGATGCCGGCGCCCGACACGGTTTCGCTCATGGCGACGAGCTTGGGCAGCTCGACGTCGGCGACTCCGATCAGGTTGTCGCCCTCCAGGTAGACCCGGAAGTTGATCAGTTTCTCAGGGATTGGATTGCTGGCCATGGGTCACCTCTTAGGCGAACAGGGTTGAGAGGTAGGACGGATCCACCTCGACATTGAACGTGATGCCCTCCATTGGGGGCGGCGGCATCCACATCATGCTGTAGACGACCTGGCCGTCGAGCAGGGACGTGGTCGGGTTCAGCTCCGGGCGGAACTCCAACCTGCCGCCGAGGAGGAACCCGCGCGCGGCGAGAGCGTTCAGGCGGATGTTTTCCGAATCCACCACGGATTCGATCTTGCGGCGGTTCATGGGATCGTCGACCCGTTGCCAGTGCGACAGAACGATCACCTGGCGGTTCCACGCGCGCATGCGCACGAAGGGGATGAATGCGTCGGCCGGGTCGGTGGTACCGGGGTATGCGCCCGTCCGATTGCCCCACAGCACCCACCCGCCAATGAAGTTCAGCGCCGTGACGATGCCCTGGGCGTTCAGCGAGGCCGCAGCAACGGTGTCGAGGATGACCTCGGTCCCGTCGGCGAGCGCGATGCTGTCGATGGGCAGCGTCTTGTTGCTCGGACTCTCGTACGGGATCCCGTCGTTGTCGGCGTCCGTCTGCATGGCGCGAGCCGCGGTGAGGGTGGACAGGTGGTAGAGGGTGTCCCCGAGGCGTCCCATGGGCCAGCACACCGCCATGTCGGCCGCGGTGTAGCTGTTGGTGTTCTTCCAGGCGGCCGCCTCGGTGTAGACGTCCACGCCGGCCGAAGTCGCTGGGATGTCGGCCAGGGTGATGGCGTTGAAGTGGCCGTTGATGCTGGAGGCCTTCGCCAGCATCACAGCGGTCACCGTCGGGTCACTGGAGAACCCAGGGGCCAAGATCTGGCCAGGGACCACGCGGAAGCGCGGGAACACGTCGCCCACGAGCTCCAGGCCCTTCTTCTTCTGCGTAGCCGCGTCCACGCTGCCAATGATGTCGGAGGCCGCCACGGTGGCCGGGGTGAGGTAGTCATACTCGGCCGTGATTGCCGCCCCGGCCAAGATGGTGCCGGTCGAAACCCGCGCGACAACGCCCTGGCCAGAGCTGTTGACCGCGAATGTGTAGTCGGTTCCCAGCGCCTTGGCAACGGTTGCAACCTTCACGACCACGGACGCGGGCCACGGATGAGCGTGGGTGAGCGTGGAAGTTCCGTCGGCGCCGAGAGTGTGCGCCTCAGACGTCGCCGCCGTTTTGTGCGTGGTCGGGTCGAGCACGTTGATGAGCACGATGGGGCCGACGTTGCCGATCTTGAAATGTGCCGCCATGGCCTCGCACAACGTGAATTCGAACTTCTTGGCGCCAGCACTGCCCGCGGCGTCCAGGAACCCGAGCGCGGCGGTGGCCTCGGCCAGGTTGTTCGCCAGCACCGGCGTGTTGAGCTTGGACGTCTTGTCGGCGCTCATGTGGATCGGGGCAGATCCGACGTAGACCGGAAGACCCGCGAGGCTCGACACCGGCGGCGTCACCCCAGTCGGAAGATTGATAACGCTTACACCTCGGGACATTGGTCACCTCACTTTTTGCGAAAGGAAAGCCGCCACGGCGGCACGGTACGCGGTCCACTCTGGGCTGCCCTCCATGCTCAGCGCCGCGCGCGCCTTGCTGAGATCTTCTACGGGGACGAACAGGCGCGAAAGGATCTCGTCGCCGATGAGGTGGTCGGGAATCTCCTCGAACACCACGAACTGTTGAAGGCCTCGCGACGGGATGCTCGGGCCGATGTAGATCTCTTTCCTCGCGTGCGCGATCGGCTCAACGACCGTCGGCTGCGCTTCGTTCTGTTCCTGATCTTCACTCATTGGCGATCTCCTCGACGGGTTGCGGAATGTTGAACCGAGCCGACACGACACCGAACCACTGCGGGAAGGACTCGTCGTCTCCGATCTCGATATCCAACGGTAGCTCCATTCGCGCCCGATTCTCGATAACCGGATCGCGAAGCAGGTTTGTGCGGATGCGCTCGACCATCGCGGTCACATCGAGATAGCCGTCATTGCCGATGCGCCGAGTTCCGATCATGAAGTCGACCTGCACTAGCGAGCGCTGCGCGCCGTCGACGTCGACGGCAGAGTCGTCGGTGCACGCCCTGGGCTTCACCAGCACGAGCGGAAACTTTGCTTCCACCTCTTTGCCGTCCGCTCCTCGCGCTCGGCTCTTGATGCTGCCTACGTAGACAGTCACAGATTCGAACATGGTGGGAATCACCGGAGCCGGATCCGCCGCGGGATCGTTCCAGTTGGCAGGGACAACAACATCCGGGTTGTCGTTCGGTAGCCGGAAGTCCGCGAAGATCTCAGTCATGCGACGAACCAGCGCCTCGCCCAGGATCGTCATATTGAACGGCGCCGACCCGCCGGGCTGGAGGACTGGATCGGTCACAGTCGCCCCCGTAGCAGGCGGCCGATCTCATGGTCGAACCGCTTGGCCAGCATCTCCGTAGCGCGCGCCTCGATCTCCTCGCGCACGCCCTCCTCGTTGAGCATCTGGGGTACAGCAGGGCCGGACAGGGCACGCAGGGGGTAGCGGGCGCTGCCCTCGCGCTGGAGAACGGTCATCCTGCCGTTGTGGATGGCGTTGACGAATCCTCGCTTGATGCCACTGCCGCCAGAGTCCCTGCGAACCGTGACCGAAAGCTGATTGCTCCTCGTCGAACGCCCGGACGGGCGCACCTGGAACAGCGCCAGGGGAATGCGGCTACCGTGCGACGTGAACCCGGCCACCAAGCTCGAGCGCGTGGCCCGCTCGATGTGCAGGGTCTTGGCCACGTTCCCGCGCTTCGTCGCGTAGGTGGCCATTAGCTTGCGCACGCCGTATGTCTTCCCGGCCAGGGACGCGCGGTTCATCGCCGGCACGGCAGCGCGCTCCACGCCATCGGGCAACGCCTGAAGCGCCCGTATCGCGTGGTCTAGCTGCTCACTGGAGAAAAGGATTGCCATTGGAGGTGTTGGCCTGAAGTTCAATCACGAGCAGGTCGCTCGTCTGGTCGACGGAGATCACCAAGTAAACTTGCTCTTCGGTCGGGTACGCTGCTCTTGCAATTCGGATTGCCTCGTTCACCGTCGGAACGAAACCAAGATCGGAGCGCCAGCAAGACAGGGTCGCCAGAACGGGGAAGGTCCCGTCGGGCGACTTCACGCGGTCGTTGCGCTCTTGCGAAGCATCGAGAACGCCCATCAATTCGACTACCACCGCCCCCGACCTGATCGTCAGGGCCTCTTTGAAGTAGTCGAATGATGCCCGCTCCCCTTTGGTGCGGGCATCATTCCATAGGCTTCTCGCCATCCGCCCTCTTGCTACGCCAGAACCTTGGCGCTGAAGCTGGCGTTGATGCGGTAGGGGACCATCAGGGGCGCCGACTGCATGAGCAGAAAGCGCACCGAAGGATCCGGCATGACCCAGGACTTGGTGAAGTACTCCATGGCCTGGAAGTTCGCGTCCTCGTCCTTGATGGCGCCGAAGTGGCGCACGCCGAGAACATCGCCGACGCCGATCACGCGTCCCGAGTCGAGCAGGGCGACTTCCGCGCTGGTCGCGGTGTCGTAGTACCACTCGGTGTAGACCCAGATGTCGAAGGTTCCGTCGTTGCCCTTGTACTGGATGTAGTCCGGCATCGTGCCGAGGTTGAGCTCGCCCGAGATGACCCGCCGAAGATCCAGTCGCTTTTCGACGTCGACGCTCGACCGATACGCGCGCCACGCCGAGGCGTCCATGACGATCGTGCGAATGGGGCTTCCTGACTTCTGCAACGCCAGCAGGCCCCAGTCTTCCAGATCATTGGTCGGCTTCACGCCAGCAACGCTCCAGCGCTCGCCCGCACTCTTGGTGATTTGCAGAGCCCCATCGCGGGCGAAGTTGACCACCACGGTCTCTTCGGTGCTGTCTGGTCGGATCATCTTGACCGTCACGGTCCCGAGCTTCAGGGCCTCAACGGCCTGAAACTCGAAACGCCTGGTCAGCATCATGAGCTGGTCTTTGAGATCCCTCGCAAGGGCGTACTCGCGCCGCTGCATCGGGCTCATGTTCGAGCCGGTTCCGATGGCCTCGCCAGCGATCCGCTTGAACGGCCTGGTCACGTCGTGGACGCGCTTGTCCTTGACGTACGCGGGCCGGAACGACTTGGTGGAGTATCCAGCCGAGTCCACGACCTTGCCCTCGACGAGGGGGTGGACGTAGGGGGACAGCCGGCGTTTCTCGCCCGCGGCCTCCACGTCGAAGAAGATCGTGTCGCTCGTCGAGTTCTCCACCTGGGTGAAGAACTTGTCGAGAAAGAAGGTCTGGGGCCGCTTGAGCGATTCCACAACCCGAGAGAGTGCCGGTGTCGAGTAGATGTCCATTTTCCGAAGTCCTCCAGGTTAGGCCGCCGAAACAGCGTCCATCAGATACAACGACTGTTGCGCCAGTCGCTCGCGCACCGTCGCCAGGTCTCCACCCGAAGCGACCGTGATGAAATTCGTGTTGAAGTCCCCGGCGATGTAGATCGCCACCGAGGCCGCTCCGCCCGAGGTATCGACATCCTCGACCAGCAGGCCGAGAAGCGACGGCTCGGCGGTGAGCGTCCCACCGTCGTACGCCTCGTACTGGGTCTGGCCCGACTTGAGGAAGACCAGCGTCCCGCGCGAGAGCGTGAGGGATGTTTTCAGTGTGACGCCGGCGGTGCGGATCGGGTGATCCCCAGCGCTCAGCGTGCTCGGGCTCAAGGTGCCTTCGGAAGTGATTCCTGCGGCCTTGTTGTAATCCATGGTCAGTGTCTCCTTTTCGAATTGAATCTGTTAGAGAACCTTGGCGCTCTTTGCCTCGGCCTGGATCTGCGCGTCCAGCGCCTTCATGCGGCCGAGATACGCCGACATCTCGGCCTCGTCGCCGTCCTTCGGGGCGTCAGCCTCGATGGTCGGGTTCTTCTTCGCCATGAGGGCGTCGAACTCCGCGCCGGGTCCGCTGGCCACCGTCTTGGGCGTGGCACCCATGATCTCGGCGGCGCCTTCGATCGACATCGAGGGCATGCCGGCGAGCTTCCGGGCCAGGGGTTCGCGTCCCTTCGCCTCGGCGTGGTCGACAATGCCGAGCACGCGGGTGCGTTCCGCGCTGGCGCCGTCGCTCTTTGCTTTCTCGACGTCGGCAGAAGCCTTGATCTCGGCGGCCTTGGCCGCAGCCTCAGCGCCCGCCTTTTCCTCGGCCCTGATCTGCTCAACCAAGCCGGGATGCTCTGCCAGGAGTTGTTCTTTCGTCATCATGTTCCTCTCTGCTGTTGGTCTTGCGTTCAATTCGGCGATCAGACCCTCGAACGTCCCGAGCTTGTCGATCATCCCTGCGGTTTTTGCTTGCCCACCAAGCATTACGTCGCCTTGGCCAAAGTTCGCTAAAACGTGATCCTCTCCGTGACCGCGGTACTTCGCGACGTCGGCGATGAAGATGGAGGCCAGGTTATCCACGGTGGCCTGAATTCGTGCGCGACCCTCTGCGGTGGACGGGTCGATCCGCTTGTAGGGCGACTGGCTGCTGACGATCTCCTCCTGGCCGTCCTTCTTCCCGACTCCGACCACGACGCCGACGGATCCGAGAAGCGCCGTCTTGTTGGCCACGATGGTGGATGCCGCGGACGCCAGCCAGTAGGCCGCGCTCGCACCCATGCCACCGACGTAGGCCACCACGGGTTTCTTGGCGCGCGCGTCGGCGATGTGCGAGGCGAGCTCGGCCACGCCGCTGGCCATGCCGCCAGGGCTGTCGATGTTCAGGAGGATCGACTTCACCGCGGGATTGTCAACGGCCTCGCGTAGATCTTGCGCGACTACGTCGTAGCTGGTGGCCCCGCTCACGCGGGTGAACAAGTTGGCCCGGCGAAACAGCGGGCCCACGACTGGGATAACGGCAACGCTCCCGCGCATCTCGGTCTTGTGCGTGTTTTCTAGCGGACGCCCCATGCGCGCCTCAACCGCCTCCGGGGCTTCGTTCTCGCGCTTGGCGATGGACAAGATCCCTTGGAGGGCGTCCGGTGTGATCGCCCACTCGGAGCCAAGGATTGCGGCAATGACTCGCGCTTCGCTCATGGTTGTTGCCTCTGCTGTTGGTCCGGAGGAAGAACATCGCCCGCGTTTTTGGCCGCCCCTACTGCCGATAGCGGGATATCGAGATCGCGCATCATCTTCAATTCGACGGCCCGCTGCTCAAGCAGCTCTTCCCAGTCGGATCCCTGCTCGGCCGCCTCGCGCTCGAGCGTGGAGATGCCGATGCGCATACGGTCCTCGGCGGCCTGCGCCTCGCGAACCGGGTCGACGAAGCCCTTGGCCGATCCGATCCACTGCGAATCGCAGTAGGCCGCGCGCTTGTCGTAGAACCCAGGTGCAGCGACGGACCCGCGGTTGACGGCCTCTTCCAACCACAACTCGTATACCGGCTGCAACCAGTTGTCGGTCATCCACTTGCGGCGGCCGGCGAAGAACCGCCACGCCTCCATCAGGGCCGCGCGCACGCTCGCGTAGCTGGTCTTCGAGAAGTCCTTCAGGATCAGCTCGTACGGCATCCCAACGGCAACGCCAATCTCGCGCGCGAGTGTCACGTTGAAGGAATCGAAGATCTCAGTCGGTCGATTCGGCACGAACGGGGTAATCTTGTCGCCGGGGAACAGCGGTATCACCGCGCCCCCGTCGAGCTTCGATTCCCACGCCGCGCGCTCCCCGGTGTATTTGCTGAAACCTGCCACGCGATCTCCGGCGGGGCCTCCGAAGATGTCGAGTAGCTGGTCGGAGTTCATTGGGCTCTCGACGAAGGCGGCGATCATGCTGTTGACGATCGCGCTCTTCATCTCGTTGCGCTGGTAGTCGCTCAGCATGCGGAACTTCGGCAACACCGAGGA